AATAAACTCATCTTCCCCTCCATGCGTCTGTTATAACATCTACTCTTGCTCGATTAATCTTAACTACAGATTCACAAAATTTTTCATTAGTAGACGCTTGTGCTTTTTTAAGAGCAGACTCTAGATCTTCCACTGCTTTAGCCTGTGGATCTTTTCTCAATGAAGTATAAACTTTTAATCTCTCGATCTTATTGAATGCGTCGTTCCAGTCTTTATCTTTACAATCTAGTTTATCAACTGCAATCTTTACATCAACTACATTATTAAACATTGCTCCATCATGTGGTCTTGGCATCACAAAAGAACAACCTGCCAATACCAAAGATACTGCTAATACGAGTGCTTTCATCGTTGCCATCCTTTGATTATGTCTGGTGAGAAGTTAGATTTACTAAACTCTAAACGATCTACAATTTTTACAGCACCACCAGTTAAGTGATCAATAGCAACGAATCCTTCGACACCAGTGACTTTATATCCGTTTGTAGTTTTTAAGAATGTATTGATATGACCTGCTTCATTCATCTTGTTGATAATCATCAACTTGGCTTTTGCCAGCAAATTAACAAGATCAAAAATCTTTACAATACTTTCTTTGTCATGATTTGCGAAGAAGGCTAGTATTGTTTTACGTTTTTCTTCTTGAGCAGACTTACCCTTTTCGGTTTTCTTAGTATCAATTTCTTTTTGATACTTGTCATGAATATAATTAAACAATCCTACTACATGTGCATGAGTATCGGTGATCTGCTCACCAGCACGAACTTTAGAATTGTTATAGGTATTAACAGCCATGTTAAGATCTTCATTATCTTTAATGGCATTCAGAGTTGCTGCAGGAATCTCACCAAAGATTCTCCCTGCTTGAGAGAGAACTTCAGTTACCTCTGTAGTTTCTACTTGAGTAAAAGTAGCAGTGCCAGAATAGTCTTTATAGTTTGCGTCGTCCATCCAGACAGAAGATGATTGAGACATCTTACTAACGATTGACTTACCGAATGATGCAGTCATTGACTCAAAGTCAGAGCCAGTGTATGTTGTATGCCAAACTACACCGATCTTCGCTTTTATAATCTTGTTGGCTAGTTCTGTGCCAACTGGAACAGCGTAAACGATAGTGTTCGGATGGAATGTAACATATTTCTTTCCATCAATCGTAACAATCTTTTTATCATCGGTGAACATTAGATCACCTTGATATACACCAGACTTAATACCGAGTTTCTTAAACTCTGCCAATGCGACTTTTAACTTAGTGTTTAAATCGCCAGATGTATCTGCATCGATGTCAGCGTTTGTTTTGTAGACTTTCGGATCTTTATTAAAGACACCTTTCTTTGCGACAAAGAACTTCTTATCTCTTGGGTCAATACCAGCAAACACTGCTGGTGCTCCATCCCATTTAACAGTTGCTGTCACTTTAGTCTTTGAGTTGCCAGCCAACATGTCACGTAGATCACGTAGGAAGTTTATTGCTTTACGAGTGCCTTCAACACCACCATCAAATACTAAATCTTCCACATGAGTCATGTGGGTATTCTTTTGTTCTACGATATAATTCTTTAGTGTTTTCATTTAATAACTTTTACAGATCCATCTGGGTTTGCATAGAACGCTTCGAACTTAATGTTCTTAAATTCTGTTCGTAGTTTTAAGAACTCTCGTAAGTTACTCATCGAATCATCAAACAATCTCACTTTACTGTAAAGATTTGTAGACAGATATTTTCTAACGATGATCACTTTCTTTATTGCTGGAATCTCATTTCCTACTAACTCACCTGCTCTTTCAACACGAACACGATCAATGTCGAAACCATATTTACGGAAAGTTGCTAGGAACTTATCTCTGTCATCAAAGTTTGCACGAGCAGTGATGATAATAACTTTACTTAGAGGATTCTTAACTGAGTTAGTCAAGATCGCTTTTGCTTTCGCTAACATTCTACCAATCGGTTTACTTTCATGATAGAACTTATGTGCATCTCTAAACTCGGAGAAGTCAAACGATTCTCCGTCACCTAATGTGTAGTTGTTAAACTCTTGATTGGTAAGTTTGGTGATCGTCTTACCATCTTTGACAACTGCGATTTGAGCAGTGGTGTGGAACAGAGTGTCATCGATATCGAATATCGTTAGACTCCCAGTCGGTTCTTCTACCGCTTCTTCTATGTATTCTCTAAACCTTTTCATACCTTAATTATACCGCAAATTGCAATTAAAGACAACAATAACCCCACAGACTTGAGGGGATTATAAGGTGTTGTTTTCATGTCTTATTTAAGGCTAAATGCCCCTACTACACCCTTATGTGGACCAGAGGATCCCTTAACTGTCATCGTAGCCACGTTCATAACCTTACCAGTCTTCTTGTGTGTTCCTTTGATATTGACAGCGATACCACCACTATGATGTACGTGAAGGTTTTCAAAGTTATCTAGATGATCGTTAGCAATTTTATCAGCATGTTTTACGATTGGTTTTGACGAACCATCATCCTGAACATGAGAATGTGCAACTGTATGTGGGATAATTGTTGGCGCAGAAACATGGTCATTAATTACTTTACGTAATGTTTTGTCATCATGTTTTGCCAAACCTTCAGCGAACTTTTTAGCAACAGCTTGTTTGCCAACTAGAGCAGATGCTTCTGCTTGAGAAGCACGAGTTTTTGCTTGTTGTAAAAATTCATCAGGATTCTTATGTTTATCGTGAGCAGAAACAAACATCTCTAGATGTTTATGTAGATTCTTTTCTTTACCAGATAACTTTCTGCCCATAGAAGTAAGAGCAGAAAGACGTTCATGTTCTTTTCTAGCTGCATCAATACCCATAACATCTACTTTGTATTGTGAGTGTCGTTCTTCAGCAGAGCCATGATATCCTAACTTTTCCATGCCAGCGTGATGTGCTTTCATGTTTGCGTTTAAAGATCCAGATGGGAGATTCGCAGTCTTTTCCATAGACTCAAGTCCAGGATTGCGATAGTTTGGTTCTTTGTTTGTTCCGTACTTTGCAGAAACACCATGGTGTCCAATCGGTTTACCATTCTTATCATGAATAGTTAAAATCAAATCAGCGTTTGAGTTGACATCCTTCACACCAGTTGTCTTTTCATGATCTCCAGGTTTCTTCTCTGTGTCAGCATTGGATGTCCAATGTACATTGCCAATTGTATGTCCAGCTTTGATGTGTCCTGCATCTGCTAAATGTTTCTTTAAGGCATCAGCAGTAGATTTAGAATGCGAATCAATCTCGTTGTATGCTGCATCACCAATCTTTTTCTTCAAACGATCGTGAACCTGTTGGGGTGTACCAGCATGGTCTTCGTTCTCAGATTCTGAACGATGGTGTTCAGGTAAAGTATTATTTGGGTGAAGATGCTTTGATAATAGTAGTTCGTGCAACTTACCTTTGTCATCTGACGATACTGCACTACTGAGTGCTTTCTCTACTAGAAGTTTGCTAGTTTCTTCTTTAAGAAATGATTTAAATTTTAACATAGTGGCTCTTACTGTGCATAGATACCTTTACCAACTTCCAAATAAAATTTGGCTTCATTGGCAGGTGGTGGTCTTAGTTTAGTTCTTATCTGAAATATTGGGTCTTGAGTTTTCTTGTCCACAAATATCAGATTGTTCCCCTTTTCTACTACATAAAGAATTGCTTTTTCTTCAATCTCTTTAAAATAGTTAGTAGTAATTTCTTTCACTTTACCTTTCTGAATATCTACAACATCAGCAAGGTCTTCACCAAATATACCTTTTCCTAGAAAAGATAGTGCATCTTTTGTAAATGATTGAGAAGAAGATTTAAGAACAATCTCTTTCTTTAAATCATTATACATGGATGTAATCATCTCAAACTTTGCTTTTTGCTCTATTGGTCCAGTGAAAGGTTTTGATAATCTTTCGTACTTAATTTTAGCATCCCATTTTATATTTAATGCTTCAGCAATGTCAAGCATTCCACGATATGGAGATAAATTAGCAACTGTTACGCTTTCAGACTTAAGAGAGAATGGTATTGTACCACCATGTATCTTCTTACTCTTACCTCTGGCTGTAGCGTATATCTCTAAAGATACATCTCCCTTAATTGCACCGCCACTGGATTCTCCAGCGATACCATCTGCAATTACGTTGAAGTCTACAACCTCGCCAACATTATTATCTAAAAACTGATTAACAGCAACAGTCACTCTTCGGCTAAATGATCCATAATCAATTGCTTTAACTAGCTGGTCTATTTTCTTATCAATATTACCAATGTCTTTAGAAGAACTATAATAGACTTTGTCATAGTCTTCTCCAAAAGCACCAACAATAGACTCTGGTTTTAGACGCATTTCAAAACCAACATTAAAAATGTCAGGTGGTCTATTACCTTTACTTCTTGTGACACCAGAAGCAATTGTCATTTTAAAACGACCAGTATTGAACAATTTAGTGTCAATCTGGGTTCTTATCTTATTCAGCTTAGTCTTATCGACTTTACCATCTGCAATGAACAAAGCGAGACCGATGGTAAAGATACCTTCGATCACATCGCCTTCGTTTAGTTTACCAGCCATCAATGTCTCCAGAATAAAGATACTCTGGATTATTTAGGTCTTCTGGATGCCCTGATGATTTTCTGATACTTACGATCCCACTTCATAACTTGCTGTAGCAGTTTTGGGATTGCATGATTGTTACGATAATCGTAACCAAATGTACGTAAGATATAGTGGAGGGTTTTTGAGTCTCTGTATTTCTTCGCACGAGAAATAAGATGTTCGGTTTTGATTGTTGGCTTTTTGTCTTTAAAATCTAAAAAGACACAATGTGCGTATGCTTGAATTTCGTCAAACTCAGAAAGATATCTACGCTCTGCATCTTTCTTTGCATGTTTGACTTTCTTGTATGGTAGAACATAGTTGCTCCACTCATCACCTCTTCTATCGTATTGCATAAAGTGTATCAACTCATGCATTTCGACTTGAATTAGTTTGAATTTAAAACGATCCCAGTTTTCTTTATCGAATTTATAAGTGTGGAATTTGTCTGTATGGATGATAAGGATACACTGACGAGTTTCTGGATCGTACTCTCCACCAACAGCAATGTATCTCTCATACTTTTTGGCTTTTGAAGTTTCTGTTCGCCATTCGATCTTTGTTCGCCACTTCTTAAAGTAGTTCGCTAGACCGATCTCGTCATTTACATATTTGTCTAGATCATTCCACACTTTTGCTGGGACAAAAGTAGCCCTAAATGGACGCTCTTGGAAATTGAGCATATCCATCCAGTCGTAATTAGCATTTTCTAGGAATGACATTTTACATCCCAGAAAATCCCTACACTACTGGACTAATTGATTTTCCAGAAATGCAAGAACTTTCCCCTGCTCCTCTAAGTTAGTATTATTAAACTCAGTAATATAGGGCATCAGATCAAAGTTGGATAATAGATTACTATATTTAGTCTCTCGCCCTTTTAGGAACTGTTCAGACTGGTCGGAACCCCTATCCTTATATCGGGCTTCTAGGATCGTTTTAGGTGCTTTTAGGAAGACTACCTGTAGGTCGGTATTTGGGAGTCCCATAGCGAACTCTAGGAAGGACTGATTGAAGATTCGATCTCCCTCGAATAGGATATTGGACTTGGTTTCAGTTAAGAATCCTTGGGCGATGGGTTGAACAGCCATACTTAGACGATCTGTTCCAGCAAAAGTTTCCCCATCCTCATACTTTCCTAGCACATAAAGATCCAATTCTTTACAATACATTGCAGGAAGCATCTTCTTTGGCTCAACTTTCTCCCAAGTTTTACCTTCCATAAACTTACGGAATAGAGTTGTTTTACCTGTTCCTGGAGATCCACCTACAGCAATTAGTTTACGCATCTTTGGCTCTCCTCGAATCACTTGAATTGAAATAGTATCGGTTATACTAAAATTATCCTTAAGCATTTTTCACATCCTCAATTAACTTCTTTAACTCTTCCTCAGTAAATACCCATACACGACCGATGAAATGATGCACATCTGATTCTTTATCGTGTTTCCTTGTAAAGGACATTTTCTTAATTATATCTCTTGACGCATTCTTAGCCAAGTTTTCTTTAATCTCGTTTGCATAGTCTGGTGCAACTTCTTTGAGTTTCATCAACTCGTGTTCTTGCACTTTATGATCAACTACAACTTTATTAAACTCATACTTGTCCAGTAAGTTTTCAGTTATAACACCCATGGCAATAGATCCATATGTTCCATTACCACCATATGATGTTCCAACAGTGAGTGTTGATGATGTTGGAATTGTTATAGATCCAGTAGTAATCATATTATCACTCATGCGAATTGCTCCAGTCCTTCAAGTAGTGGTTCTTCATCGTTAAACATCCATTCTAAATTTTCAAGTTTACCTGTTCTTAAAAACGAACTAAATCTTTCTTTATCAATCCCACGTTTGTGATCAAGACGTAGATCAATTGACTCATTTCTGGCTTGCCATAGCACATCCCAGTCGATACCATACCATCCATCTCGTTCACATTGCATAATCTCTTCTGCTTGTCTATCAAGATAGTATCCAAGATAACGTCCATGATGTTCACGAAAGATTTTCTTAAATGAACACAGACAAGTTTCCATGGTAAAGTAATCTATCTGGTGCGCCAACTCTGGAAATCTCGCTTGCGCCTCGCAAAGAATCGCATAGGCTTGTGACTCAAGATTTGCATACTCTGCTGCAGTGAGTTTTCTATCCATATCGTCGTGTCTGCCGATGGCGCAAAGTAATCCATTACGATGAGAGCGAGAGCCATCATAATCGTCCAACATGAGAGAAGTAGGATTGACATGAACACCAGTGGTATGCTTAAGATGCTGAATATAAAACCAAGTACTGTAACGACCAAACTTATGCAAGCTAGACTTAATGCCTTTCCACAAATTATTAAAGTTCTCTTCCTCAGTGTATCCATAGTATTCCTCCAGTGCCTCTCGTTGTGTTCTATCTCCAATAAACTTTTGGTATGACGCAAACATGGTAGGAAGATGTCCTTTGTTCCACTTTGTGTCTGTCTGATAACGTAGTCGTTTATAATTGGCAGTGTTCCATTGTTCCATACGATCTACTGTTGCCAACTCGAAGTCTGGGAATTCGTTCATCAATACCCAAGCTGTTGGTAGATAGTAAGTGTTGCCATATAACCACGCTAACCAAAGACGCTGTTCGTCATTATGTTCATATCTCTTATGTAGATAATTAGTCATCCATACAGCTGGGTCGCAGTCATCATACTTCAATGACCAGATCCACCAGCGAATAAACGCTTCTCTACAATTTTGCGGTAAACGATAATCCATTATACTAAAAATTCTTCTAATGATGGTTGATTCATTATTGCGTCACGCAACCAAGCATTACCAACTGCGTCAATTGCAGATTGTGTTTTTGCTTTCTTCTTAGCACTCCACGTATAAGACTCAAGTGCTTCTGCACGAAATTGTTCACGTGCTTTGTATGGAGGTAGTGCTTGTAGTGGATTTACGATGGCGTTGTTTCTGTAGGCAATTTGTTCGGCTCTCGTAGGAAATAGTGGCTGGTCAGATCTAAGAGAGCCTGTTGGATCGACTGCCCAGAAGATGAGACCATTTTTATTGTGCCATGTAACGGAAGATGGAGTGCATGAGATTTTGAGTCGTTGAGATTTTCTTTCTTCGACTGCATATTTGATCCATGCGTCCCAGCACTTTGATGCGTATCCATTTCCTTCTTTTCCTTCTAAAGTTACAATCTCATAAAGATTTGCATAACCATCTCGATTGTGTGTTGCAAAAATTAACGATACAACTTCACCATTATCTTCATATGCCAATGGTGGTGCTTTATCATAGTTATGAAAACGATACCATAATGAATGTGCAGCCGATAAGAACTTGGTGTTCTTACCAGCTGGACTGTTTTTAATTATTTCTTCTACTTTTGTAGAATTAACAAAATTCATAATGTTGTAAATCTTTTGCGTCTGTATCAACTTTCTCAATTAACATTGTTAGTTGATTATCAAATGTAATATAGTGATTCATTAAAACTTCCATTGGAGTTGCAGGAACCTCAGCACGTGCAGCAATATCAGCAGTAGATGTAATTATACATCCATTCTGAATGGAAGACAAATATAATGGACGTTTGCCATTACGATACAATCGTATTTTTCTATCCAAGTATAGTTCTACTACACCCATTGACATATGACTAAATTCTACCAGTGGATCGTTTGAATGTAGAACTAACTCGCTATCATTCTTTGTGATGCAATCGTAACCATATAACTCTTTCCAATTCTCAGGCAGTTCTTGCGTAATCACTCCGTTGTGAACAATGGCTTTCTCATTGTGATGCATTGGTTGATTGTACTCAAGATCACTGGTTGAATAACGACAGTGCCCAATCATATAAAGATTACCATCTTCTGCTACCATATTTTTTAGATTGTCGTCATGAAGATGTATGTCAACAAACTTGTCTGCTGACACTGGCTCTTTGATAGTAACTATCTCTTTACTCCAATTTGGTAGGAATGAGATACCAGTGGCATGCATTCCACGAATCTTAGACTCATGAAATATACGACGAATCATCGCAAAGTCTTGTTTGCTAGGATTCTGTAGGATAACTCCAATAACTGCGCACATTATCCGAAGAACTCCTCTAGTGATTGTTTCTCTTCTGCTAATGGGTGGTACTTTAACAATTCGTCACGACCAAGTTTGCTTTCGCAATAATCATACCACTCTTTAGATTCCCACATTGCTGGAGATACACCATTCCAAAGTGGTCGTTGTTCAGGATGTTCTTTATTATTTTTACGATGCTCAACAAAGTCATAGCGACAATCTTCGTATTCTTTAGAACCCAACTCAAGCATCTTCTCACGAAAGTACACAACCAAAGAAATTCTTTCTGCCACAGCGTCAAGCAATTCAATCTGAGTATTACCATGCATCACTTCGTGATTGTTAATTAGTAGTAGATCTCCAGGTCTTGGGTTCACTGCGACACGATACTCAGGTGCAACAAGATGACATCCACGATAATTACCATTGTTTGATAATGTCAGCAGATTAGAAAGACCAGAAGTTAGGTCACCTGCATCGTAGTGACATGCAGTTCTAAAAGATCTATTTACAGTGACAGTAGTAAATGGAGTTTCTGGAACTAAGAAACGAGGATCCATTTTCTTTGCTGCTTCCATCTGATTACCATATCTCCATGGCAACAGATCTTTGAAACCTTTTGCTAGAGATTGTAGGAATGGATATGCCATCGCAAACTTCTCTGGATAGTTTGCAGTATAAGATGTGGCACGACCAAAAGGAATGCGAGGATAACGATCGAACCATCCAGCAATACCAGAGAACACACCATTAGCATAAGTGGTCGCACAGACATACTTTTCAATCACTCGCTTCGCTTCTTCTTTTTGTTCTGAAGCAGATAGTTTCTTAGTTGTTTCTACCCAGTCTTCAAAAACAAAGTTGTCTTTCTTAACTGCAGAGATACCCCATACGTTGTTACGATTAGATGGAGATGGTTTCTTATTTTTGTGTGATGCACGAATCTCTTCAATCGGATCTTCACCAAACAGATTCGCTGCTGGATCCATAAAGTAATCTAGAATGTCGTACTCATACTCTGTAACCCATTCACGATTGCCAAGTTTCTCTGCACGTGGTCCAGCTGCAAGACCACGATTCTGCGTTTCAGTTGCAGCTTCACGAAGTCCAATGTATGCTTGATCCTGTTGCTCTTTAGTGAAGTAATTCTTACGAAACTTAAGAACAATTCGTTCTTCAGAATAGGTCAACTCTGGATGTCCTGGAATCTCTGGCATGTATACATCTGTATCTTCTTCAATAAGATGGTCATAATGCGACTCGTCAGGAAACTGACCCAACATATGAGTCATATCATATTTTTGTTTTGCTACAATAACCTTTACCATATCTTCTCCTAAAACTTAAATCCATCAAACGATTCTGCTCGTTGTCGTTTTCCAAAAGATGATTTGTCAAACATAGGAACATCATCGTCATCCTGTCCAGCATCTGCCAGTCCATCCTGTGCTGATGCTTCGGTATCATATAGTTTCATTTTTGCTCTATCAATACCAACTACGAATCGCTTGTAGAAACTAGGATCGTTGTAACGATTCTTCAACTGTTTTACAATAATCTGATTCAATGCTTCTAACTCTTCATTACTGACCAAAGCAAACATAAAGTCAGCAGTTGCAGGTAGACCAAAAGATTCAGAAGTATCTTCTAGTCCTGGATCACTGTTCGTGAAACCAGATCGAGTAGTTTGCGTAGCCGATACAATTGGAACATTATACTCAACTGCCAAACCTCTCAACTCTTCTGCGATTGCCTTAATATATGTATAAGAGTTAATACTTCCACCCTGTTTCATTCGCTGACTTGCACAAATATTCAGATAGTCAATGAAGATAATATCAGGTTTAAATTCACGCTTCAGTTTTAATTCCTCCAACAATGCACGGAAATGACCAGCATGTGCACCTGCTGTTGGATACTCTTTAATAATTAACTTACCCTGAGTCTTCTTAGAGATCTTTTCAATACGGCTCTCGTAAATATCTTTGTCAATAACTTTAAGTTCGTCCATGGTCAGATTTAAAAGATTCGCATCAATACGTTCAGCGATTCTTTCTTCTGCCATTTCCATAGTTATGTATAAAACATTTTTACCCTGATTCAAACAAGAACCAGCAACGTGACACATGAACAATGATTTACCAACACCAGTGCCAGCAAGTGCAATGTTTAGTGTTTTCTTGCTGAGTCCACCTTTGGTGATTTTGTTGAACATCTCCAAGTCGAAAGCAATCTTCTCTTCAACCCTGTGATAAAAATCATACCTCGCATCATGATCATCCAGATAGTCGTGACCAATATGACTATCAAATGAAACGGCAAGAGCATCAGATAGGATAGAAGGAATCGCATCTTTGGTGTGGACTTTGTCGTTTCCGTCAATGATTTTGATTGATGAGAGGATTGCATTATATACTGCCCTGTCTTTACAAAATTTCTCTGTGTTTTCTAATAACCATTCTTGATTGGTCGGTTCGTTTTGCAATGCACTGATATAGTCAGTGACCTCAATCAGTTCTTTATCATTAAGATCTTTTCTATTACCAACTTCGATTGAAAGAATTTCTTTGCTTGCAGCTTTGTTGTACTTGGTAAAGAAATCAATTATCTCATGTGCAAGAATAGATTCTTTACGATCTGCGAAATACTCTCTCTTAATAAATGGAACTACTTTACGGCAATACTGCTCATCATGAATCAGATTCGTTAGAATCTTTTGTTCTATTCTCATCAATCCCGCCTGTGTAAGACAAATTGTTTTCTTCAATTCCCTGATGAATTAGTTCTTCAAGGATTTTACCAATGTAAGTTTCAAAGGGTTTCATATCAGTCAAACCCTTGTTTGCACTATCAATAATTTCATATTCAAATGCTAATCGTACAGTATCGTTTGCTTCATCTTCATCAAAAGAAACTTTACCATACGTATACATTATACCCTCAAATGGACCAGCTGTCAACTTAATTGCGTGCATTCCATTATGTTTGTTTTCTAAAACAGAGTATGGATAATCAGTCATCTTCAAACTCTAATTCTTCTAATACCTTATCCAAATCATCGGACTTAATCATATCTCCGATACCCATTGCATACTTACCTTTGACAAAATCATAGAATGATTTGTCCATTAGAATTGGCATCCAGAAGTCTTTGGTCTCAGTTTCTTTGACACGATACTTTTTATCTTCACCAGCTTTTGCATACCAACCATTGGATGGTTTTACAACATGCCCTGATTCAAGAGCAAGATCAAGTAAGCCAGACCACCTGCTAATGCCACCATCAAAAGATACAGTAACAGGTATTTTAGATTTTTCTTTGACATATCGAGATTTTTCGACATTGATGATAAAATTATAGCCAACAACTTCAGTACCCTCCTTCTCTTGCTGGCGACCAAGAATAAAGATGTTATCTGCAGAATAGTATGATCCAGTACCACCGCCAACGATATCTTTTGGATACAAACCGATCTCTTTATATGTATGATTCACTACAACCATAGGAATATCTTTAAGTGATAGATGTGGTGTAACCATACGGAACAGCGACTTCAGTTGCTTTGCACGACTCATGTCAGCAACACCCTTACCTTCCAAAGCATCCTCAACTTCTTTCTTTGATGCAAGGTTACCAATAGAATCTACAACAATCATCAATCGGTCTCCTCTATCGAGATTTTGCAATTGTTGCATAATGTCGAATTTGAGTAGTTCAACGTCTGTGATAGGAGTATGAAGTACTCTACCCGTATCAATACCAAACGTATCGAAATAAGATTGCGGAGTACCAAACTCAGAATCGTAGAATAAGAGTGCTGCATCTTCGTATTTGTCTAAGTAAGATTTTGCCATCAGCAACGAGAAGGCAGTTTTGAAGTGTTTACTTGGACCAGCCCACATTGTAAGTCCTGGAGTAAGACCACCATCAAGACGACCAGAGAGTGCCACATTGATGATAGGAATGCTTGTAGAAATCATATCCTTCTTTGTGAAGAATTTTGACTCCGATAAAATAGCAGAGTCTTTAATTGTGGTGTTCTTTTTAATTTTGTCTAGGATACCCATATCAACCTTTCAGAAATTCAAGTAATTGTTCTTCGTTCATCGCACCAACTTTTCTGCGAATCTCTTTTCCGTCTGCATCAACTACAATCATAGTTGGGACTGAACGAATCTTATGTTCTTGTGCAATAAAAATATTTTCATCGATGTTTACATTCTCGACTTCCATCGTGACTTTGTCACCTGCATTTTTGATAACTTGGGAAAGTCCTTTACATGGACCACACCAATCAGCATAAAATTTTAGCACTTTCATTTATATCTCCTATTATACAGTATGTTTGCTTGCAAGGCAATTATGGATTGTTTTTGGAATGAGGAACATCAAACACAAAGGTGATTCGAATGCAATCCCGAACATTTTTTGCACCATGTGATAATTTGTTATTGAACCAGATTAGATCTCCAACCTCAACTGTTACAGTTTCTCCACCAACTGTGTAATCATATGCACCTTGTATTGCAAGATGATAACGATCTCTTGTTTGGTAGTACTCTCCAATATCGATATGTTGCCCAACTTCTCCACCTATCGGTAGTGATAAGAATCCGCATCGATCGAATTTCTTGAAATTCCTTTTTAAGAATCCAATAACTTCTGTGTGACGATGATACGCTGGTGTCTCGGCAGATGTTTGACTATCTCCAACATATTGTTCTAGGTTTTGAACAGTGCCAATCTTTAATTGTAACACACCTGCTTGAACAGCAGGGAATCCAAACTCGTTTACCAGATCGTGAACCCCATCAATCTCTTTTTGCGCACCCCAATCCTCTGGGTATTGTTGCAGTTGTTTTAATATCTTTGAGACATTGATGCCTCTTTTAATAACTCTAATGTTAGCCAAAGAAATCCTCCAATGAGGTTTCCTCTTGTGTCTTCCAGCCAAGTGGTTCAATTACGATCTGAAGAGCATCAAGGAAAACTTTCTCGAATTGTTTATCGTAATCTATGTATGTTTCCAATTCTAGTTCCTTTGGGAGATTCTGGCTAAATGCAATCACATCTTCCTGAATAGGATTTGGTGTTCGCAGATAAACAAACTTAATCTTATCTCCATCACGAATTGCTTGATACTTTTTATCCAGACCAAGTCGTTTACAATGATGATTATAAAGCAATGCACCACGAACATGAATTGGTGTTCCCTTTGCATAAATTGGAGAACCAGCATACTGTTTCATACCATTCACACCACGAGGAAATGCCACTTCATGTACTGGTAGTTTATCGAACTCTTTCTTAAATCCCATCACATATGTATGTAGGTCTTTTTGATCGCCAGCAAGAATAACTTGTAGCGAATCCCTAAGTTTGTCACGAATAACCGCAGGTGTAGACGACTTGACCATCTCCAAACCCATAACTTTGATTTTAGGTTTCGCAAATTGCACTCCTTCCGAATTATGAACATTAATAACATATCGTTTCTTGGCAGTCCAGATTGCTTTGTCAGCTAGAACTTCTCGTTTCATTTGCATCTTCTGACCATACGCATTCATGTAGTCAGCAAGTTCATCATATCCTTGATCAATGAATGGTTGAAATACTTCTTCGCATATTTTGTCCATTGTTTTGATTTTCTGTTCAGTAGTTTTACCTTCACAAATCTTCTCAATCAGTTCTTCCAATGTCAGATAGATTGAGTCAGTATCAATAGCAACAACGAAATCTTTACCCTCTGTCTTGAGAGTTTTGTTGAGGAATGCATTCAACTTGTTCGCCATCCAACGAATGGATAGCTGACCACTGGTGGTAATACCTTCAGCCATACGAATATCAAAGTAACGGAAGTACTGATTACCCATCGCACCATAAGCAGAGTTGAGAGCAATCTTCATTGCCATCTGTAGATTGTTTAGACGAGAGATATCTTTTAATAGATGAACCTTTGTCTTATCGTTTTGGTATTCTTGTTCAACCTTCAACATCTGTTTCTTAAACTTGGAGCGATTTATATACATCTGTTCCATCAACTCAGGCATAAATCCTTTGACGTCTTTACGATAGCACCAACCATTTGCAGTCAGTGTTAAGTCACGACGTTTACAGTAGTCTGTATCAATCTCTTTGTGAAGAAGTTTATCAACTGTCACAGAAATCTTCTCATGTGTCAGAGTTTCTGGACTGATGTTATACTGCATAATCAAGTGAGGATACAGACTGTTTAAGTCAAACGATGCCATCCACTTATGCTGACCAATGAGTGGGTCTTTTACATATGCACCTTCGAACTGTGCATCTTTACCACCATTGGATACCTTCATCGGAATGACAATACCTCTCTTACGTAGATGATTGTAGATGATAGTATCCCACATACGAACCTGAGAATAAACATCTTCAAAGTTAATCTTCGCATTGTATGCCATGGTGAGATGTAACTCAAGCAAACGCATCTTATCTTCGAGTTTATCAACCAACTCTACGTCATGAATGTTATACTCAACAAACTTATCCCAGTAGTTAGTGTAGAAATCTCTGAAGTCAGTTCCAGGATTTTCTTTCTTACGTTCACCAAGTTCTTCTTGTGCGATGTAATCAAGTCGATATGATTCTTGTTTAGTGTAAGTATACTTTTTATACAACTCAAGATAGTCGAGCTGACTAATACCAGAAATGTCGTAGTGAAGTTCTTCGTTACCTTTGATAAATGTCTTTCGTTCATTAATCAAACTCCAAGGACTGAGTTTCTTGGCAAAGGAATCGCCAAGTTCTCTCGTGATTCGCTTGATAAGATAAGGTACATCGAAGAAGTCAGTATTCCAACCAGTGATTACATCTGGGTAGTTTTGTTGCCACCAGATGATAAAGTCTTTGAGCATTGACAACTCAGAAGTGTATGCTTGATAAGTCACATCGTCACGATAGTTATTGTAAATATCTCCTGTTGGAGAATAACCAAATGTCATGACAGTCTTCTTCTGAAGATCCTTGACAGTGATTAGAAGAATCTCTTCATTGGCACTACGAATATCTGGAAAACCAGACTCTGTGGCAGTTTCAATGTCAATAGTAAAGACACGAATCTGTTCCATGTCCCAGTTGACATCGCTATCATAAGTGTCACTGATATATTGATATGCGTAGTTGGTGTTACCGTAGATAGAAAAACCAGAAACGTCTTCATACTTCTTTACGAACTCTCGTGTTTCCTTAATGGTTCCAGGTTTCATTTCATCAACATACGTACCTTCCAGAGTCTGCCATTTAGACTTGGATTTAGAAGTGACAAAAAGCGTAGGGTAGAAATCTACCTTACGCATATATCGTCTTCCTTTATCATACCCTATGACGAACATCTTGTCGCCATAAGGTGCAACATTAGTATAAAATTCCATTACTTAGTTTTCTCTGCTAGAACTCTGTAACCTTTTCCTGTAGGATGAACACCATCACTGCTCATATGACCCATTGGACGATCGAGAACTACGTCACCATATTCTTGAGCAATACGTTCAATAGCATCTTGTGGAATTGGTTTACGTTCTTTTCCAGGACTAATCCAGAACACACGATCTGCTTTTACAGCAGCACGCATCTTTCTCAATTCTTGTTCAGTCTTAACACCTTTGTGATCGTTTGCACCAAGACTGATGATAAGAGTTTTGGATTGTTTAGTGATTGCTTGCGGAAGATAATCTTTGTTCCATTGCCATGAATTCCATCCGCCTTTCGAGTAACTAACACACTCTGGTCTTGCCATTGATACACCAACAGCAATACTGTCACCTATAATCATACAATCAAGCATTTGATCTCCCATACATTAATTGCATCGCATCCAGTGCACAATCATGGACTGGATGATGCTTTATCACTTCATGTCGTTTAAAAAGAGGATGTTCTACATCTACATATCCATTTGTAGTTCCATACAAAATGTCAACTGCAGTTCTAACATCTCTCCACATATTATACCCTGTAATTTCTTCCAAGCCAAATTGAACTGCCAAGGAATCAATTGCAAGTTGATCTAGTGAACCACGTGCCCACATAGTTTGTTTAAATGCATCTTTTTGCTCTCCCATATATTTGTAGAGTTTAAGTAATGCATTATTAACAGTCATGTCGTCACGAGATGGTTCAAGAGAAACTTTCTTTACATAGTCGTGCTGTTCTTTCCACCAAGCAAGTGTAGATTTAGAAACAGTTCGACCAGCATCCAGCTGTTCCTTCACATTAAACTTAACAAAACATGCAGTGTCAAGTAAGTCTTGATATGTTGGACGTTTCTCTGGATCAAAATGAATCAATGCTGCCGATAGAACGACAGCATTTGACTCAACTCCAAGTGTCTCCACATCGAAGATAAACATTACCAGTCTCTCTTATATCCAATTGGTGTAACAAAGGTTTTCATTTTGTGTTCGTCATCCCATGTCTTACAATAATCGTTTTCTTTATCACACAGAGGAATGATTTCTTCTTTGGCAATTTCACGAGTGCTAACAATAGTTTCACCAAGCCACAACTGAGAAAACTCTTGCATCTCTTCCATGGTGACAGTATCTGCTGCCCAACTTTCTGCTGAGCATGGGAATTCTCCATTATTATGATCATCAGGCACTTCGATGATATAACGCATACGATACTGAGAAATAGTATCAACCAAAACAAATTTACTCATTAATCATCTCCTTAGTAATAGCAAGAGAATTCTTCAGTGCCCTTTCGGCAACACGCAAACCATATTCCATCTCACGTCTTTGTTGTTTCAATAACTGAATCTCTTGTAAGTTTGTTTGATAACTTGTATACAAGTCTTCAGTATCTTTCTTAAGTTTTTCAACCCAAGTAGTAACTTTAATAATAGTCACCCAAGAACCATCAGCAAGTTTAGTATGTCCATCACGGATACGGAACTCATCAGTCCACCTATCACTTGTTTTATAATTTGGCATTGGCTCAAACAAAAACAATTCTTGTTCTGATAGTTTGTTTATGAGAAGATCAAAGTCTTTTGTAACCATATCTTTACCATAAAACATTATTCATTCTCCTCATACTCATATTCTTCTTCACGACCATCCATCGCTGCATGAATGTCACAAAGAGTGCGATGCCATCCATCGGTATATCGTTTTCCTGGAGCACCACATTCTTCGCAGGTTTTATAACTCATACTCTCTGCAAACGAGATATAGTTGTAGTGCTTATCAGTTGCAGCCTGAACATAGAATCGAAGTCCACCAAACTTTTCTTTTACTTGAACAGCAACTGGAACCTTTAGTGCTTCTTCATTCATCTTAACGCATGCTTCATCAATTGCTTCTTGCGTTACTGTTTTTGTTCCATAAAGAATATTACCAACACCTGTTTCTAACAGATGTTCATATCTTTCTTTGGCTTGATTATAATCGTTAGCCAGATATGAACAAAGAGTATCAATGATGTTATACCAACCATCACCAACCTCAAAACCCCAACACATTAGTGTGCTACGCATATCTCCATTACGATCTCGAAAGATCAGCGGATACTTTGCAACCAGTGTTTCGTCTAATTGTTTTCTCATGATAATTCTCTAGACATTTGATATTGCCAAAACTTATACAACTCTTCATACGCTCGAAGAACTTCATCAGGAAGTTTATTACCCTTACGAATTTCTTCTTCAATCACTCTTCCAAGTGAACGAGCCAATCTAATTTCTTCTAAGTCTACCATATCTCAACTCCAAGTGCGATGGTCTTCTGCTACATGCTCAATACCATCATATTCACTAATGTGCCACTTAACACCATCAGGAACATCTACAATGACTAATTCTGCAGCCCAACCATTTGCTTTCTCTCCAAGTTCTTCAACAACTTGAATAAGAGCAGGATCAGAACGATCCTCAATCATATGATCCCACCAGTAATTGTCATCAGACTTCTCACCAAGATAATAGTCATATTTGTTGAATGCAGAATCTTTTTCTTCCACAATCAAAGTCATACCTTTGAGTTCGGCATAACGCATGATCGCCTCATGAGAAATACCAAAACCACCATAACAACGATTAATCACTACCTTCATTTTCATCTCCCCAAATATGGTGAAATCTATTAAATTTAATTCCAAATGTATGGTGAATGATTTTATCTTTCATCATATCAGGAATTGTGCTATACGGAAATTCTAAAAAGAAAGGACAACCACTATGACCCCACGACTGTGTTTTGAAAAACACCTTTGCGATTGCCATATCTTTCTTACATTTCGGATTGAAAAATCTTTTTGGTCTTGCCCTACTTTCGAGAATCATTATTTGATTACCTTTGAGTTATCTGCAACTTCTTTATCATCACGAATTTCTACAAAGATTGGAAGAAACAACGACTCTTCTCCAGCCTTGTTTTTGATTCGACTATTATACTTCACAGCAACGATTTTGTCAACTAAATTTTCTTT